TATATATAATAATAATAGAAAGAGGAAAAACAAAAAAGGGAGGAATATAAAAATGAAAAAAATCGTGATGATTCCAGAAACCTTGGACGGGCGGAAGAAAACCTGGAGGAAGCATCTGGAGAGCGTTGATAAGGAAAAGGCAAATGGATACGCCTTTGTCGGTAACTGGCTGCGAGCAGGCGAGCGCGAGGAGATGGAAGTTGGCAGCTTCATCCTCTGCTATGACGAGCCGGGCAGCATGAAAAATTGGTATCCAGTGGTACGTATGTTCAAGGTTGTTGAAAATGGATTGGAGGAAGTGTACTGCTGGGAAGGTAACATCTGCGAACGCAGCTGGGCGCTTGCGGTCCGGGATGACATCGCTGCTATCCTGGCTGAAGCACAAGGGCAGGAACCCGAGGAGGAAAACCCGCTGGCTAGCATTTCCGATGAGGAATTGATAGCGGAACTGGAGCGGCGTGGATATACCGTCACCAAATAACCCGTCCTGACGAGTTGGCAAGCTATCGGCGAAACCTAGCCCGGCTTTGAGCCGGGAATTTTTTTATTTTTTTTTTGAAAAATTTTTTTGAAAAATTTTTAGAAAACCACTTGACTTTTTCCGAAGCGATATATATAATAATAATAGAAAGAACAAAAACGAAAAGGGGGAAGAACAATGTCAAAGAGGAAATTAAAAATCTTTTTACCTTTGACAAAACAGCCTATTGTTCATATCGGATATGATACTGAAGAGGAAGCAGAAAAAGCCTATGAAGCTGTTTCTCATCCTCGATTTAATTACTGGATAGTTGAGATATTCAACTATCGTAAAAGCTATTATATAGTAATGCCGGAGTCAACATTCCATATTCTACGTCGTAACGATTTTATAATAGACAACCAAACATGGGAAATAATGCGAATAAAATAGCCGAAACCGGGGAAACCCGGTCAGCAGGAGATGGCCTACCTGCTCTGATGATTGGCAGGCTAAAACAAATAAAAAGGAGGAGGAAAAATGAAAAGGAAAATAGAAACAAAAAGGATTATCACTGGAATTAGTCCCAATTACGTAAAGAATTGGGACGTGATTAAGGGAATCAGAGAGATTATTCAAAATTACCTTGACACGAAAAACGAATTCCGTTGCAAAGGATATATCTATTACAAAGACGGGACGGCGATGGTAAAAGATTTCGGCCCGGGATTAGAACTGAGGCATCTAGCACTGGGAGTTAGCGAAAAAGGACTGCATGCCATCGGAAAATATGGTGAAGGCTTAAAATTGGCACTCTTGGTATTAGCCCGGGAGCACCGAAAGGTAGAAATCTGGTCAAACGGAACGATTATTCGCCCCGCCATTGAACACTCCGACTTATATGGTACTGAGGTTATGGTCTTCAATATTCAACCAATGCAGCCTTGCCATGCTAAAACACACCAGGGCACAACCATCCGATTCATGTGCAGTAAAGACGAACTGGAAGCCGCGAAATCTTACTTCGAATGTTTCCTCTCCGAAAAATCTGGCTTCAAGTGGATAGAAAAGGACAGAATCAGCTTACCTGGCGGATACATTTACATCAATGGAGCTAGAGTTGGAAAAATATCTGATGCATTGTTCAGTTATCACCTATATGAAAAGGAGACCGGAGACATTGGAAATCGAGACAGAGAAGTTATTGACCAAGAAAAAGTTGAACCTTGTATCCGAAAAATACTCGCAGAGACTTCATCCCTAACAGTTATGCGGAAGGTTCTAAAAGCCTTGATTGACAAAGAATACAGCTGGGAAATCAAAATTGGCCTGTCCAGCTGGATGATAAGTAAAAAGAGCCGCCCACTTTGGAAAAGAGCTTTCTTTGAGATTGTCGGAACGAAAGATGCCGTGTTGAGTAGTTGTAGAATAGATGACAATACACGAGCTGGCTATTTAGGGTACAAAGTTGTAGACATTTCAGGCTATGGCTGGTGGGATTTGTTAAACAATGTTGGGATAAAAACAACGACAGAAATCGTAGCTGAAGACGGGAAGAAATCTAGCAAAAGAATTGCAATCAAGGACTTAACAGATGAAGAGAGAAACAACTTAAAGATAGCAAAACGATTGGTAGAAAAATACTACAACCCGGTTGGCGAAGTGATTATAATGGAAGATTTAACCGGGATGGTAAACGCCGCAAGAGGTTCAAAGATAAACGGCGCCTATGAATTGAGGACCGGTAAAATATACCTACAGCGAGAAATACTGAGCAATTTGAACCAAACGCTCCACACTCTACTCCACGAAGCGGTACATAAATACACTGGAGCGGATGATTGTACAGCGGCTTTTGAGAGGGCGCTCACTGAAATATCTGTGAATATAATCTTGGGATTGGAGGAATTGGAATAAGGACCCGGTAAAATAGCCGAGAAATTTTTTGAAAAATTTTTTGAAAACCACTTGACTCTTTGCTAACTAGGATATATAATAATAATAGAAAGAGCAAAAACAAAAAGGAGGTAACCAAAATGAGAAAAACTGAAATCAGAGAGGCAATCGATAGATTAGAGGAGCTGAAAGAGACAATCTATGAAGCGCTCAACGAAATGGAAAAGTTACTGAGAGAGGTAGCACCAGATGTATACGCGATGTCAAAGAGCTACTGGATGGCACACATCGACGGAGCGTTAGAGAACAGAGGTAACTGGCTAGGAGGGAGCATGGTAAGCTACATTGATACAATCCTAGCACTGGAAGAACTGGAACTGGAAGAAATGATGGAAATGGAAGAAGAGAACTAAGGAGGGGGGCTCAAAGCTCCCTTCCTCCAAAATAAAAGCGAAATAGGATTTCAATCCTGAGGAGGTTTTCTAGATGCCGGACGTAAGACTGATACAACAAGCGGTGAGATACCTTGCAAGCCGATGCGATGGGGCGATTTCCGAAGATGGTCATGGGTTTAACAAGATGGACGCCGGCTTTGGAAAGAGCCTAGCCGAACGGGAGAGATGGACAAAACGACAAGCTCAAGCGGCGTTGGAAATGTTAAAAAAGTATCAAGGACAACTACAAGCTGGAGGGTTTGATATTGAAAAATTGTTTGACGGAAGTGAGATTACCTACCCTCACCTGCAACAAAAGCGAGAGAAAGTAAAGCAAATGAACGTAGTGAAGAAAGTAGACGACAGAACAATGGAAATCCGCTACAAATTCGACCCAGAGTTGCTACAATTGATAAAATCACTCCCAGGAAGACGTTTCCACCCTGATAAAAAGTACTGGACAGCTACAATAACCGTGGACAGCATAAAGAAACTAAAGGATGCGGGGTTTATAATTGACACAGAACTGGAGAAACTTCTATACCAAGCAGAAGAAATGGAAAAAGGAATCGAGGTACCCGGCCTCAAAAAGCAATTATTTCCATTCCAAAAGGTAGGAGTTGCTTTTATCGAAAAGAGAAATGGAAGAGCGCTGATAGCCGACGAGATGGGATTGGGAAAAACTATTCAAGCCGCTGCCTGGCTTCAGCTCCATCCAGAGAAAAGACCAGCAATAATCCTTTGCCCGGCATCGTTGAAGCTGAATTGGGCAAAGGAAATAAAGGATACACTTTCAACCAACGACAAGGTTCAAATCCTTCAGGGAACAAAACCTTACCCAATCACCGAAGACATAATAATAATCAACTACGACATCCTAAACAGTTGGGTTGAAACGCTCCAAGCTATCAATCCAAAAGTGATTATAATGGACGAGGCGCATTACATCAAGAACAGCTCCGCAATCAGAACAAAGGCCACGAAGAAATTGGCGAAAGGCATACCCCATGTCATAGCGCTCACCGGGACACCAATCGTAAACAGGCCAGTAGAAGGCTTCAATATATTCCAAATCCTAGACAGAAACCTGTTCCCGAATTTCTGGACATACGTTCATCGTTACTGCGACGCCCGCCACAACGGTTTCGGTTGGGACTTCTCGGGCGCCACAAATAAAGAAGAATTGAACCAAATCCTCACTAGCACCATTATGATACGGAGAAGAAAAGCCGATGTGCTAAAGGACCTTCCTGAAAAGCTGTATTCTTTTGTGCCGATGGAGCTTGACAACAAAAAAGAGTATTCGACCGCTGAATCAGAATTCATCGAATACCTCCGGCAGATAAAAGGAAAAGAAGCCGCTGAAAAAGCGAAGAAAGCAGAACACCTCGTAAAAATCGAGGCACTGAAACAGCTAGCAGTTAAAGGAAAACTAAAGCAAGCAACCTACTGGATAAAGGATTTCATTGAAGACGGTTCAAAATTAGTAGTGTTCGCAGTACACAAGGAAGTTATTGACCAACTAATGAACGAATTCAAAGATGTCGCTGTAAAAATAGATGGCTCCACTCCTGCCCCCGAAAGACATAAAGCAGTAGAAGCGTTTCAAAGCGACCCAAATGTAAAGTTATTCATTGGTAACATACAAGCCGCCGGCGTCGGACTAACCCTTACAGCCTCCTCTGCAGTAGCCTTCCTGGAACTGCCCTGGACGCCGGGCGAACTCCAGCAAGCTGAAGATAGATGCCA